CATCATCTCAGCATTGAACTGCACCTTGGATAGCTCACGCATCTCTGCGCTGCTGTAGTGGTATTCTCCGCTCACTTCTGACGTTGAGTTGTAGAAGTCTATGATGCCCACCCTGTACGCCACAGAGTCCTCTGTGCTGCGTTCTGGCATGTGATCTGCGTTCACTAACTCAGGTATCCACAGGTGATCCTTGCAACCAAGCTTCTGCTCTTCAAAAGGTATGGCCCTGTTACTGCGTGAACAGTACCAAGTCGCACCATTGCTATTGGTGAGTGGCTTGATGTTCTTGCAGTTCCTGCAGTTGACCGACTCAGGCAAGCGCCGTCCGTAGTAGATGTCTTTGTACAAGTCAGGCTCGTTCTTCATACGCCAGTCTTTCTCTGAACGTCGCGTGTCTTTCGATGGCGCGTCACTACAGATGATGCGCTCAGCTTTCTCTTGTGCTCGTTCCCACACAGACTCGTTGTAATCAATCACTTCTGAATAGATTTCGCTGTTGTTTTTATTCACAACCACAACCATGCATTTGGTCAGACCAAGCGCGCCCATGTAGGCGTGGATCTGCCAGCGATACGTTTCGCTCCAGCCTTCGTAGCTTTGTAGTTTCACGAGTTCCTTGAAGCGCTTATCGTTTGCGCTCTTCACCTCGAGCAACAGCACCACGTTTTCTTCAGGAGGTGGCAACACACCTTTGAGCAGTCCGTCACAAGACCCAGCGAAGTGCCCACCAAAGAACGATGCACGAAACTGATTACCATCTTTGTCGTGCGAAGCAATCGAAATGACACCACTGTCACGAATGTTATCCACAACCTGATCTTCAATGCGGTTACCCAAATCAAACAAGCGCAGCATGCGGCCACCGAATGTAGACGGTAGGCACCAATGGAATCCCATCCATAGTTTGTACTCATCGTCATCACCGATCCCGCTGAACCCTAGATGACCCCTGAACCTGTCGTTATCGTTGGCTATGAACTCATCTATCTTTTCAAAAATGGACGCTGACAACATTCCAGTACTTACCCTCCTTCCTTACCGTTATTTGTTTGATGTGACTCATGACTTTGTTGTGGTTCACAAGATCCGACGCATAGCTCAAATCGTATGGCACTGGTGTGCCTGACTGTGTCAGGGCGTTCCACTTCTTAGCGGCTACCATTCCAGCCTTACCACGCATACCGATCATGATAGGCATGCTCTGTGGCCAGTACTCTCCGGGCGTAGAGAACATAACGTTCAGATATTCGTTCCCATTCTTCGATGTCTTGATCTGCGCAGAGACAAAGTCAATGTCTTTGATCTTCTCAAGCTTCTGCGCTGGCTCTTCTAACTCATCAGAAAGCACGCTGCCTTGTGCAGCTTCTCGTGTTGCAGCTGCATCCTTCTCTTCTTGCTCCTTGCGCTCTTCATCAAGCCTATCCAGCAAGTCCTGCTGGCGCTGAAGCATCTGTTCCACGCTGTACCGAGGCTCTTCACACTCAACGCATTCACGCGCGTACATGTCATTCACCGCATAACAGTGATCACATATCCAGATCTTAGGCTCATCTGACTCATCGTCTTGAGGCTTCTCTGGCCTAGCAGTATCGATGCAACCATGGCGCATCATGTTCTCGCCATAGTCCAACAGCATGCAGTCTTTCTTATCACCCCACGTTCGCATGCCTCGACCACAGATCTGCACATACAATCCCAAAGACTTGGTGGGCCTGAGTAACGCAATGCAATCCGTGCGTGGCGCATCCCAGCCCTCAGTCAACACAGCGACGTTACACAGCGCGTTTACGACACCGTTCTCAAAGTCTTCAAGAATCTTTTTGCGCTCTTCTGTGGGCGTTTCTGCCGTCACAACGGCGGCTTCTACACCTGCATCGCGCAGATACATGCACATCTTGTTTGCATGAGCCACAGTGATACAGAAGAACACGCTGCTCAGTCGGCCCTTGCTGTACGCTTTGTCGATCCAATCACCGACAATCGCAAGCATGGTCTGGTCTTCCATGGCTAGGTGTTCGATATCCGACTCACGATAGTCGCCACCTTTGAACTTGACCCTGGCTGTAGACGCATCGATCACGGCTTCAGACGCAACCTGATACGCCGACAATCGGCACAGATACCCCGCCTTGATTAGCTCTGGGATCGTTACCCGGTGAGCAACGCCACCAAAGAAGTGATCGTCCAACCCATAAATGAATCCTTGACCCATGCGATATGGAGTTGCTGTGACACCCAGAACCTTCGGTGCGTAGTGCTGAGTAGAATCAAAGTGATCAAAGATCTTTCGATACCGACTCCGCTTCTCTGGCCCAACGTGGTGAGCCTCATCAACTATGATGTAATCAAAGTCCCCCGCGCTATCCAATCGCTTTGGTGTGGCCAGGGTGTCCCGACTAGCGATCACGATTGGCTCGTGCGAATCAAACTGCTTCAACCCTGCAGCCAACAAGCCGCTTGGTGCACAAGGCCATACGGTCTTGAGCTTTTCATCCGCTTGGCTGATGAGCTCCTGCCTGTGGGCAAGAATCAGTACGCGGCTGTCACGATTCTCTTCAAAGATCTTCTTGATCATTGAGGCGAAGACAACAGTCTTGCCAGCGCCTGTGGGTAAAACAATTAAAGGGTGTGTGTTCTGGGTATCGAACCAATGGAAAGCCGCATCAATGGCGTCTTGCTGGTAATACCGTAGCTTCATGCTTGGCCCTCTTCAGTCCGCAGTATGTGCGCGCCCAATAGGTTCTAGCCCATGGCGATATGTTGTGACGGTGCAAGATGCGAAGCACAGCTTCTTCTCTCGCGGCGTGTTTGGTTTCACATTGATTCAATGACATATCATCTCCTCCGCTGATTGTTCAGGATCATTAACAGCCAGCATGCCCTCATCAACTAAACGTCGAAGGGAGCTGCGATCAGTAAAGTGCAGGTGATAAGTAAAAGAAATCACAAACACTACTTCCATCAACACATCTTCTGATATGTCTCTGTCCTTCATGGCGTTTACAAACTTGCTCAAAGCTTCTGAAGCAACAGTGTGCTCTTCGCTTTGCCAGTTGAACTCAAACTCTTGGTGGTCATCCATTAGATTCCTCCTTGATAAGCCAACCCAAATAAACGTTGGCCTTTTGCAAGTCTTCCAACTTGTTTTTGTTTTCATAACGCCAGATGTATTTCATGACGTTACCTTTAAGATAACCTTTGAAGGCGCTAGAGGACATCGATGCCTTGATAGCCTCAATGCACTCTATGCCACCGTCTTTGGTGTAGTGCCCCGGCTGATTGACCATGTCTGGTGAATCACTCATCAGGCAATCTCCACACCCCGATCTGGCCATCTACAATACGAGTGGTTACCTTCATGCCGCGACGTTCTAAGAACATCTTCAGACCGTTGGAGTCGTTGCGCGTTTCAACAAACACGCACTCTCCAACCTTGATGTCTACGAACTTTCCCCACCTAGATCTGATGTTGCTCTTGCCTGAACTCTTATCAGGTAGAGGAATGTCACTGTAGATAGTTTCGATATCCTTCATAGTTCACCTTCATTCGACATAAACAACTTTTGAGTTGCGACATCAAAATCCCAGCTTGTGCCAGTTTGACGTTTTAAATCGTCATAAAGAGACCGCATTTCACACCAGCCTTGCAACAAGACTATGTTTGGGAAACCATCAAATGAGTGATCTTCCTCCGCGATTTGCATGGCCTGATCCATGTCCCCTAGGCTGCGCCGAAGCTTGTCCATTAGAAGAGTGAGTTGATCTTTGTTCATGGTCACCGTGAACTTGTCGCGACCTTGATTTTTCAAGTTTTTCACCTGCCCCTCGAGCTTTTCGATCTTCGCTCGCAACTGGTCTTTCGTTTCTGTTTTCATAACATTTCCTATTTTGCTTTGGATTTATATATTCACCATGCCTAACCTTAACGTGGCAAACCATTAGCTGCCTTGCCCCACCTTAGCCCACCTGCCACACAGGGCCTCACCCTGCCTCGCCCCAGCCGACCTCACCAAACCGTACCCCGCCGTGCCATACCTGCCGTGCCGAACCTGGCCTCGCCCCGCCCGACCTCACCAGAACGAACCCCGACGAACCATACAAAACCACACCTGCCATGCCTCACCGGGCCTCACCGCATCTCGCCGTGTCTTGCCCCACGATCCTTGCCTGACCAGACCTGCCGTGCCTTACCCGGCCTAACCCCGCCACACCTAACCCGAACCCACCTGAACCGACCAAGCCTGCCAAACCTTGCCTCACCGGGCCAAGCCGCGCCTAGCCATACCTGACCCAGCCTCAATCCACCCCACCACACCATTCCTTGCCTTGCCCTGCCTGCCAAATCAATATTCACTAATGAATAATTCTATTGGTTTCATTACAGAAGAAAGTTCGCTGAGCATTTCGTATTTTCTTTTGAACTGCTCGAGCTCCTGCTTCGCTTGCTCAAGAAGCTGCTGTCTGCCGTATGGATCTTCCAACATGTCAAACGTGTTCATGTAAACACGCCGAGATGCGTTGTCTTCATCACTCACCATGGCGCTTGTAAACACACGCACCTCAATGGGATTAGATTCTTTGTCAACCATGTGGTCGGTCACTACAACCAAAGATCGTTTGATCTTCTTCTCTGTCTGCAGCCGATACTTGTGGCCAGCAATAGAATCGTCCCACTCAAACTCGTAATGAAGAACAGAGCGTTTGCTTTTAGCATGCTCAACGAGAGCACCATCAGGTGCGAACCCGTTGTACTTGAGATTCAACGCTTCTATTTCTTTCAAAGCTTGAGCGGGGTCTGCCTTGAAGACAGACCCTCGCTTCCACTTCACCTCAGTGTATGTGGGGTTCATGCTGCTTTGCGCTCCTCCACAAACTGAGTCTTAGGCATGATCA